TACTAAAGAAGCTACACAAGTGAAGGAAGTCGAGACCCAGCTCTCGACTAATGTAAATATCGGAATCGAAATCGATCACAGTGACATCGAGATACCTCGTATCAACGTGTCACAGAAGATGTCTCAAGGCGACGCCCCAGTTGGAGCAATCGTCTTTGACCGTCAGCATGTGATCGCTGGACCTAACGAAGCAGTAGCTGCAATTGCAGTTGTTGCTCAAAAAGGCTGGAGGGAGAATATCCCGTTCGACGAAGATGAAGTCCCACGTATTGCGTGGTCCAAAGAAGAGTCAGAAGCTATTTCTGACGACTCAGAATGGGAGATGACTGAGTTTGCTGAGATTACGTTACTACTCCGCCAGCCGGAAGGTAACGACGACGAGTCAGCATTCTCACTCGTTATCGGAGGAAACCGATACGCTTTGGGTAAGATTAACGTGGGGAAGAACGCTTACCGTTCTACTTACAAACGTCTTGCTACCAACGCTGCTTTCCAGCCGAATATCCCTATCTGTGCTAAGGTATGGAACTTCGTTTCCGAAGAGTTGTCGAAGGGTAAGTACACTTGGTTTAATCCAAGTCTCACCGTCACTTCGGAAGAAACAGACGAAGATGTTCTTGAGTTCATCAAAAACTTTGGGGGTTAATTATGACTGAAGAGGAAAAAGAAAAGAAAGTCCGTGAGCTTCTCCTTGAGGAGATTGAAATGCTCGAAGGGATGATAAAAGAAGTAAGTGACCAAAAGTCACAGATCGAATCCAACTTACGTAAATTGCAGGTAGTGCGTGAAGCACTAATCCACGTTGCGGGAGAGCAGAAAGAATTAGATCTAGATTCCTAATACTAGTAGTTAGAAAGCAAGCTCGTCGCAGAGTTTTTTAGTCTTCTCTTTGCGACGGGCTTTTTTCTGCTCACAAATAAACTTATATGATTACATACGCATTAGACTTTGAAACCTACTACGATAAGCACTGCTCTATTCGCAAGCTTGGGCCTTTAGGTTACTTTTCTCACTACGACTTCGACGCCTATATGGTAAGCGTAGTCGGTGATGACGGATATGAATGGGTCGGCCACCCTGAAGATTTTGACTGGTCCTTGTTAGAAGGACAGATTGTTCTTAGCCACAACGCTAGCTTTGATGAAACCCTTTACCTTTACGGTGTAACACAGAAGTGGTGGCCGAAGGTAGAGCCAGCCGAATGGCACTGCACCGCAGACATGGCTGCTGCGTGTGGCTTACCTAGATCCCTTAAAGGGGCTACGGCCCAAGCTTTCGGTATTGAGGTTGAGAAATCGACCCGTGACAATATGTCAGGTAAGACGTGGACGGGGATGTCTGAAGATTTCCGAAAAGAAGTCCTTGAGTATGCACTAAAAGACTCAGAGCTGTGTCTTAAACTCTGGCAGGAGTACTCTCCAAAGTGGCCAGACTTTGAGCGGAGCATAAGTAACATGAACCGACGTGTAGTTCAGCGCGGTATCCCTATCGACCTAGAAGCTCTTAAAGAAGCACGAGAGACAATTAACGAACGCTTGTTCCAAGCGGAGAAATCAATTCCTTGGGCGGGTGAGAAACCTCTTTTGAGTCGGAAAGCATTCGACGAGGAGTGCCATAAGATCGGCATCGAACCACCTGCGTCTCTTGCTAAGACAGATAAAGACGCTCAAGCGTGGATTGAAAAACATGGGAGGTCTTACGCATGGATAGAGTCAGTTTCTAACTGGAGGAGGATCAACTCAATTAAAAAGAAGCTCGATAGCTTTGACTACGCTACTATGCCAGACGACCGATACTACGGCGGTCTCATGTATTTTGGTGGGCATACCGGACGGTTCAGCGGTAGTGGTGGGAATCTGAATCTACAGAACTTACCCCGTGACGAGATGTTCGGGGTGAATATGAGGAAGCTCATTACCGCACCTAAAGGTAAGAAATTAGTCGTGGTTGACCTATCGCAGATCGAAGTCCGAACCCTTTGTTGGTTAGCTAAGGATAGAGACACTATGGACGCTATCGCAAAATCTGATGACATTTACGAAGCGTTCGCTATCCAGTTCGGGTTGTGGTCATCTGATAAAGGTGTCTTGAAAAAAGAAGACGCAAAATTACGCCACAAAGTTAAGGCGTTAGTCTTAGGCTGCGGATACGGTGCGGGATATAAAAAGTTCGCGCAGATGTATAACATGCCAAAGAAAGAGGCTAAAGAAGCTGTCACCCTATACCGTGAGAAAATTTATAAAGTTCCTAAGCTATGGGAGAACTACGACTCTAAACTAATCGGCCTCGGCCTCATGTCAGATGGGGTAGACTTGAAAAACAACGAAGACATTAAGTTGAAGCTTGAGTTGCCGTCAGGCCGTACCCTCAACTACGGCTTTGTTTTACAACAACAGGACAAAGATACAGGTAGATCTAGGCATCAAGTAACAGTAAACAGAAACGGCAAAAAAAGGCATGTCACCCTATGGGGCGGTATTCTAGCAGAAAATGCTTCACAAGCTTTGGCTCGTGATATATTCAGTTTTATGATGCTTCAGATTGAGGAGGCTGGCATCAACATAATCTTCCACGTCCACGATGAAGTCGTCTGCGAGTGTGACGAAGAAGTAGCAGACGAAACCCTAAACCAAATTGTTAAAATCATGTCTACCCCACCAGAATGGATACCCGATATTCCATTAGATGCAGAAGGAGAAATCTTAAATAAATATACAAAATAATGACCTATCGAACATTAAAAAACCTGAGAGACTCAAAGACTTCAAAAATAGAAGACTTGAGCCAAGTGAAATCGAAGAAACCTGCTTTTAAGAAGAAGGCACTATACCGAGACTGGTGTAGTAACATAAACACAAAGCACGTCTTTTATTCGTGTGTAGAGGGTCGGACTCCTTCTAAAAGAGTAACGTCTGATAACCCCGTCCACATAGTCTACGGCATAGTTGCGGACTACGACGCCCCTGTTAAATGGGATACCTTCCAAGCGAATCTAGGCACAGCCTGTAACAGCAGCCCGTTACCAACGTGGTCGTCAAGGACTCAGAGTGATTACCTTAGACTTGTATGGGAGTTTGAGAACCCAATTCCGGTTGACCCGTCGATGTATGAATCCTTCGTCATGGCAATCGATAAACTTATTAAAGCGTCAAGTTTGTTTGCTGGTTTTGATAAGTCGTCTTTCCGCCCGAACCAATACTTTGAACTAGGAGTAGATTGGCAGCAGCATGGCAATAAACTCCCAGACTCAATCGTGTTTGCAGCAATAGCGAAAGCAGCAGAGTCGAAACCACCAGAGTCTGCCGAGACGTGTATTCCAATCGATGTAGTTTCAAAAGAAGTTGAATCCCGATTCCCGAATCGGTGGTTCGGTGATTTTGAAGTCGGAGCCAGAGGTCCGTTGTTCTGGATCGATGACGGCATTGATCGCGAAGGTTGTCAGGTCGTAGAGGATGGAGTGGTCTGCTACAGTGACAGAGCGGGTAAAGGGTTCATGAGCTGGTCGGACATCTTTGGTGGGGCTTTTGTAAAGGATTACGAAACTCAAAAGTTAGCGACGCTACTGGACGAGTACTGGTTTAACGGTAAAACTTTCTTCAAGCTCTTATACGGAAACGCTGTCTCGATACCGAAAGATCAGCTTTTATTAGAGCTACGTCAGGCAGGCTTTTCTGTCAGAGTTAGGCGTGGCCAGAGTATCAGTGAGGTAGAAAACGCTGTGTTGGTAATCAGTAACAACAACCGTATCGATGAGATCGCACCAGTCGTGTTCTCAAGTGATCGTGTTGTTTCCTACAACGGTAGCCGGATTCTCAACTGCTCGACTCTGTGTCCGGTGGACGCAGCAGCAGATGGTGACCCATCCAATTGGCCCTTCCTTCATAATTGGTTTAATCAACTTTTCGTAAACAACAGCAAGCATGATTCTATAGATTACTTCTACGCATGGATGAAGAGGTTTTACTACGCTGTTGTAGAAAGAAAACCCTTACAGGGGCAAGCTTTGCTGCTGGTCGGACCAACAGGTCGCGGCAAGTCGTTGTTGAGTAACAAAGTTATCAGCGGACTCGTGGGGGGTTTTGCTGATGCGAGTGACTACTTAGGGGGTCACACGAAATTCAACAAGGACTTAGGTCGTGTCGCATCGTGGGTGATTGACGATACGACCTCAGCAGCTAGCTTTCAAGACCAAAGACGTGCGACTGAACTACTCAAGCGTGCGGTGGCTAATCCGAGAGTCGAGTATCAGGCAAAGTATGCTGACGCTTTATCAGTGCCTTGGACAGGACGTGTTGTGTTGTCATTGAACATGGACGCCAACTCGTTATCGGTGATCCCATCACTTGACTCAAGTAACCGAGATAAGCTTATGGCGTTGTTAATCTCAGAAACTTCAACGACATCATTCCCACCAAACTACCAACTTGAAGCGACTATTGAAGATGAGTTACCCCACTTCGCTAAGTTCTTGTTGGATTACAAACCCCACCCTGAAGTTGAAGACGTGGGTCGTTTTGGTGTTCAGAGTTACATCGAACCTCTGATCGCTGACGCGGCTTATGACAACAGTTACCGAAGCACCGTAGCTGAACTAGTCGAGTTCTTCTGTAAGCGGTGTCGGAATAGCGCACCGGATCTTGGTAAGTGGTCGGGAACTCTTACTGAATTCCAAGTTGCGATACACGCCTTTAACGACGGTCGGAATGTCGGTATGTCTAATAACCTAGAGTTTATCAGACGAGGTATGTCAGTTCTTGAAGAAGCTGGATCAGTAAACAGTAACATCAGGCCGATCAACTCTAGAGGGCAAGGCGGCGGAAAATTGTGGAGCATTGACCTCAGTGAGATATACGATATAGGTTACCAAGCGGATGACAAACGAAGATCTTCAGATCAGGAGGCAGGAACTTTGCGGTGAGTTTTGGGTGGACCTACGTGAAGCTATGGAGAAAGTCGGAGGAGATCCGTCCATCATAGACGCTTACGTAGACGCTCCCCTAAGTGAGTTCGTAGACCTCGTTGCACCAAACGGAATAAGGCCCGTCTTTAAAAGGACGGGCCACATCCACCACAAAATATCACCGCCGGAGGAGGAGTGACTCGAAAGCGTCTGGCCGACGAGTCCTCTTAATCTCTATGTTGTATCCATCAGCCTTGAAACGGAATCCGTCTTTGTCGAGAGTGCCTCTCTCGTTAAACCGTTTCTTGTGTATGATGGTCTTCTTAGGAGTCCACCCACAAAGCCATACCTTCCGTAGACCTTTGTGGACTCGCATGAAGAAGTATACGTCGGCTTCAAACTTGCTGAACTTAGTCCTGACTACGGAAGCGTTGTAGTTTAACTTAGGTGGGGTGTTGCAGCTCTTAGCCTTAACATCAACCTTGATACCTTTGTATTCGTAGTCGTGGGTGAAGGACTTGTCACCAACGTAGTCGAACTGCTTAAAAGTATTCTCAAAGGCGACCTCACCTAAGAAGCCCGTCATGTTTCCTTTGCCGTTAGTGAATGATGTCCTCAGCTCACCTAGAGCGTCAGACCTACGGCACGCTTCAGCGACATCTTCTGGTGTAGGTTTGTAGAGTATGAAACGACTCATGATTTGCGCTTACGCGCTTTTTTACGTGCCTTCTTCAAGAGCCTTTTTTTGCTCCGATACTTTGCGGTCTTCTCCGCAATCTTTTTAGGTTGCTTAACGTGCTGCTTGCCTTTCCGCATACCCTTCCGCTTCTTGCGGCTAGTTCGGGCATACTCTTCGTCAGTCAAAGCTTCACGCGCAGCCTTCGGCAAATACCGCTCGCCTGTCTTCAGTGAAGGCTTACCAGATTTGGTTCCCCATTTCTCCCGTGTCCAGTTGTCGAGAGATCTCTGTGAAGCTTTCTTAGGCATTAGTAACCGGATCTTTTACGGATGATCTTCTTAGCCTTCTTCTTAGTAGACGGCTTAGTGTGGCCGTAGCCTTTCTTCTTCATGGCAAGGTGCTGCTCGTAGGTGTTAGCCTTGTAGCCTTTGCCAGACTTATCATACATCATGTGTGGTTTGAAATTTTTCATTAGTCTCTGTATCCTCCTCCTGCTTTCTTGTATCGTGCTGCTAGTAGTTGTGCTTTGCGGGCTGACCACTGGCCAGCTTTACCGCCCTTTGTTCCGGCTTTGATTGAATTAAACAAACGCTTCCTCATTGTAGGCTTTGTGTAGTTGCCCGCCTCGTTGACTTTTGATTTCTTTTTCATTTCCCCCTAACGATTTCTACGCCCTCTTTCTGTTTCATCCCTGTCTTAAACATGTTCGCTTCTTCTGTCCGACGCTTAGTAAGTCCATCAGAAGGAACGGACTTACCCTTCTCCGTTACCTTGTTGTATAAAGGAATCGCCGCAGCGATTTCAGCATCGCTCCGTTTACCATTACCAGTCACCTCTCCAATATTACCTACGTTATACCGGAAACTAGTTAAGGCGTTTACTTGTGCAGGAGACCAGTTGTAACCCCACTTTTTCATGGCACCTAAGACAACCTTCCGGTCCCCTTGAATCCGATCAACCGCTCTTTTACGGGCAGTCTTTTCATCAATAGATGTCTCACCTTTTTCGGCCTTCGTCCCGTAACCAATACTAGTCTGCTTAAAGTCTGCGTAAGGTTTAGGGGAGAACTTCTCATACTTGAGAATCATAGGAGTTACGGTCGGCTCACTACTAGAGTTTTTCGATATGGCTAGCACACGCTTCTCGACGGCGTCTTTAAATTGGTCTGGCATTATTTTAAGCGTTTAAGGATTCGTTCGTAGGCTGGAAAGAAAACCTCGTCGATGCAACGGATACAGGCTTCTTCCTGAAAGCTCTCGCAGAACGAGATGCCAGAGATATGGAAGGAGGCGTGTAACATTTCATGACGTAAGGTCGGTATGATTTCGTGTTCCGGTAGTTTGTTATGTAACTGGATTATTCGTTTCTCGTGTAAATACTGTCCGTAACAATCATCTAACTCAGCCTTTTGGATCTTGATCCGCTGACCAGCGATCATGACTGACTTTAGTGATTTCACTTTCTAGATCGGTTTCTTGATTTGCTGAGTAATCTTAAATTTTTACGCGAGTTGTTTTTTGGATTCCCGTCTTTGTGGTCAACGTCCTTACCTTTGACCCGCTTGCCTAAAAGCTTCTTCATCTTACGACGTGCGCCATTACGGCTAGCCCGATTCTTTTTCTGTTCCGGTTTACCTTGGTAGTTGTCGTATTCTTTTCGGTAGTTCCTCATGCGTTGTTAAAGTATTCGACAATCGCCTGTGCGTATGTGTCGGCTAGTAGTGAGTGCTTGTTATCCATTAGTATCCATTCCTTCGGAGAACTGCCGAAGAACGGCTCGCAGATCACGGCAGGTGGTGGGACGCTCCGCAAGAATCCGGCTCCCCGACCGTCTGGCTCAATCGCCTTTACGCCCCTGTCCTTCTGCACCTTAAAGGTTTCAGATTGGGCTTTGCGGAAACACTCAGCTAAACGGCGACCGTTGTTGCTGGTGTGGTAATGCAGGTATTCGTAGCCCTCTGCTTTCGTGCTTGAGTAGCTATTGAAGTGCAGCTCAATCGCGATGTCGCACTTCTCCTTCGCAACGCTCTGGCCTAACCAGTCCATCGCACGGCTGTAGCTCTCTGACGGGTAGTCATCAAAGACAACTGATTGAACGCCTTGGTGGCGTAGGTGGTTCTGCAACAGGTCTGCGACCTTCTTGTTGTAAGTCCACTCGTCCACACCGCCGACAGAGCTTGCGCCTTTGTCGCCTATCCGGCTGTGGCCAACACAAATAGCGACCTTCTTGAGCTTCTTAACCTTCTTGCGCTTGGCAGCTTTAGCCACTCTGTAGGCGGCTATCAGTTCTAGAATCTTGTCGAGTATTTGGCTTGGCTTCATTTCGCGATAATAATAGCGCGACGGTAGCTGTAGTCACTGTGAAACTTCTGGCCACTGCCTACGAAGATGCCTTCCTTAAACTGATACTCAGCACCTTCAATTAAGGTCACTGTTGGTGGATCGTAGAGCGCACTTCTGTTCAAAGCGGAGGCGTCTTGATATCCTTTCGATACGCAGCTTGGCAGCAGGAGAGCCGTCAGCAGCGAGATCATCGATTTCATCTTCCAGCTCATAAATGAATTTCCTTCTTTTCCAATTCAACGTAGCGACATACGCCTTGATTAGCTCAGTGAGCAGCTTAATCACTTATCCTTAGCCTTGAACACGTTAAGCGCGAGCCAGTCAACGATCTTATATGCCTTACCGACAAAGGTATCATCCTTCGGCGTCG